TTATTATTTACAGTGCAAAGGTAATACCTTTTTTTGAATTGTGCAAAATATTAGATAAAGTTTAACAAAGTTTAACTGTTGAGAGGAGGGGGCGATGACATTATCGCCTATTAAACAGACCTCTCACCCACTCAACAAACTTTCGCCAAAGATTCGGGCGGTCGCATATATCCCAGATATTATATAACCCGTAGACACACACAAACATTAAGAGGGCGAGCATTAGGAATATCATTATCCCCCCAAATACGCCTATACACTTCGGCTCTTTCTTCTCGGTGCTCTTAGCCTCCAATTCAGACCGCAACCGCTTCATCTGTGCCGATACGATACTATCTACCTGTTGTACCGTTACGCCCTCGTATATGTACGTGTCGCCTTGCTTCACTGTCGTGCTGCCTCCATTGCGGTTTGTAGTCTGTTTTATCGTGCTTATCAGTCTGCCGAGACTGTCGTACTTCTGCTCCTCGTAATCGATATTCTCGTTCAGCCACTCGGCTATCTGCTCCTTTGTCTTGCTCATCGTCTCCGTTACCTTGTCGAGCTGCGTCCGTTGTGTGCGGAGTTCGTCGGTTATCTCCGAGTAGTCCGCTTTCGTCTTAATCTCGGTCGAGGCTGTACGCTTCGTCGGCGTACAACCAAAAACCGAAATCACAATCAACATCAGTAAAATATTATGAATAATTAGGTGTTTCATTGCTTTGTCCCTCCTTTATTGATTAGCTCAATTTTCTTGTTTATATACCAAATTGCTTTCTGTAAGTCCTCCACTTCCGTGTCCACACCCTTAATTCCTGCTCTCCACAAGTATTTTATTGCGTTGCCGATACAGAAATCGTGGTGCTGCGTTATCTCTATACACTCTATACCGCTCGGGTGGTTTGTGTAGTGCTTCGGATGGTTTACTCTATCTTCTTGCATAGCTTGTTTTCTTTATTTATACGGCAAATAGATTGTTTTGCCATTTTTCCTTACTGCTCTTAGCACCTGCTTCCTGTTACGCACCTCCGAGTAACTTACGTGCACCCAATCAGGAGCGTTATCGTTGCCGTACTCCCATATTAACTGGTCAAATACAAGATTGTCCTTAATGTAATCGAATAGCTTTTTGTTGTTGCTAACTGTGTCTATATCAACAGCTTGCCCCGTCGTGTGCTGACTTACCGAGTTGCCCTTTTGCACTCCCCCGACAGCCTTATTTATTTTTGCCGACCGAAAGAATGATGTTATCTGTATCGGACTGCCGTACCACTTACGCAAAGGCTCAAATACCTTTTCGGCAAGTAGCTTCATTGCTCGTAGTTCCCTATCGTTCGGTGTGTTCGATATGCCAAGCTGCTTTGCTTTGTTGCTTGCTGTCGCTTCCTTGTAGGTGATATGCTCACTGATATTAGGTATCAAGTCTCTTTTGTCCATTTTTCTTCTTTTTTTTAGTTTTTCAAAAAAGGCTTTCGAACCTCACGGCATTACTCACCAAATTATGCAAGAATTTAATTAAAATAATATAGTTATTATGAACAGAACGTCAATCGTTTATACTCTCTAATTCGTGCTTCTTCTGTATGATGTAATCGACTGCCTTACCTATGTCCGTAAGAGCCTCTTTTTCAAATCGCTTACGTTTATCCTCGTAGCTTTCCCTGATAGACTTATATTCGACATAACAGTTGAACATCGTCGCAACTATCGAGAAGATAGGCACGACAAAGAAGTGTTTGTCGTTTTCGGTATTAATAACGTGTATGGCAAGCATTTGTACTAAGTCAATGAGGTTGCACCCGAACAACACAGTGATATATCGTACCGCCTTCGTAACGGTACGCCTCATTCCTTCACTTAATATCTTCTCACCCGCCATACGTGCCTTCGTCGTACCGCTATAATAGTCGCCGATAATGAACACTACGATTGCAAAAAAGCAGCCGACGAACATTAACATCTGTGGCACAAACCTATAAATCAATTCATTGAAATTTGTAATGTAAATCATTTATATGTAATTTGTTATTAATAAAAATACAACTCAAATCCTTTATTGGTAACGATATTTTTTTCTTCTTCCGATAATAGAGCCTCCTTGTCTTCATCCAAGATAATAGCTGCTATATGCCCCGATGGGGTAATAGGTTGTAACCTATTGAACATCTTGATTATGCTGTCTTTTTCGAGCATAGGCAACTTCCTAAAAGACACATATATATCTTTTGTGGTATTTATGCGCCATTGCTCAGGCACATTTATTTTTTTTAGTTTTGGGCAGTATGCAACAAGATAGTTAGAAGCACTCACCACATTGCCGATAGTTACTTCCTCGAGGTTAGGGTGGTCGGCAATAGCCCTATCTCCATAGTCGACACACTCGGGGACAGATAGCTTTCGTAGCCCTTTCGACTTATTGGTAACATTATATGTTATTTTCTTTAACTTGTTGAATTGCATAGATATTGTTATGCCGAGTTTTTCTCCCGTTGGTGTAGGAGTATAGAAATCTCCATTGCCGATTTCCGTCAGAACATCATCTATTACTTTTCTCACTTTCGTCCTCTCTACAATAGTAGCAAAAAAACTATCGATATACAAAGAAGAACTAAACGACTTGTCGTCCATTATTAAGGTGTCCGATTTTGTAAGCTTCGACCACCTCAAACTGTCATCGGGACTTACCCCGCCGCCACCTCCGCCTGCGGCTGCCCCCTTAAAAGACCCAATGAAAGCATTAAGAGCTACCATACACGCATTTACGTCTGCCTGTGCCGCTCCGTTTATTGTAATATCAGACACCTTTGCCACAAACACCGGCTCATTGTCATCGTATATAGACTGCAAGCAGACAGTATCACCGCCCACGCTGCTCGCCTTATATGTCGCACTGCCCACATAGCTCCGTCCTGTCGCCGTGTCCGCTATACATATCGTCTTCTCTCCAAGTTTCTTGATTTCTAACATAGTTGTTTATCCTATTGCTTTTATTTTCTTACGTTTATTCTTTTTTGTTTCTATATATCCTATCGATTTCAGGTATTCTACACACTGATTTATATATGCTGTGCCTATTTTATACGCCTCGTTCGACTGGCGTATGATATTGCCCTCGTCCACATCGTCGCTGTACTGTGTATCTTTGAATTTTACCCCGAAAGCAGTTACATTTGTCGGATTATTTTTTATGAAACGGCTGTAAACGAGGTATGCCGCCGCTTTTCTAAGTCCGTTGCAGTGGACATCGCCACCTCCGCACTCCTTCGAGGTGAAGTAACAACCGTCCATTAGGCTCTTTATTTGCTCCTCCGTTATTGTATCGGGTGGCACTGTGCCGTTTTCGTTGTATTCACGTATTATTTTCACCAACCGAGCCCCAAGCACCGGTATTACGTCCAGTTCTTCCACCTCGTCGACGTATGTTTTCAGCCTCTTCGTGTCATTTATATTGTCCGCTATCGGTCGTATAGCCCTTATATCGTCGAAAGTGATTATCATAGTTGTGTTTGTTGATATTGTAAAGGAGCAATGCTATAATTGCCCGCCGTAGTTTTATGCCAATGCCCAAATATGTCCGCAAATACTCTCTCTATCGATATACGCTCTACTTCGGTTACCGAGTTGTAGTAGTTGTAGGCGTTATTCATAAGGTCTGCCCCGAAGTTGCCCCCTACGTCTTCCGACCTCAATATTGGCGGCTGATTGAACGATATACCTATGCTTTCCCGTACCGCTTTACGTGTAGCCTCGAAATCTTTATCGAAGTTATTCACCGCAAACGGCACGAACTGAGGAATTTCGTCATCGCTATTTACCTCTACATACATTATCTTGCCTGCTTCGGCGTCGCCCTGAAACTCCAATAGCGACTTTTCTGTCGCATTCTCCTGTTCCGCCGTTTGGTCGGCGTTCCTTCGGTCTATCAGCATACCTGCCGACAAGAAAGATTTGCGAGCATTCCTGTAACTTATATTTGATATCCCCTCTTCGGTACTCATATCCGTCAGTGTGCTTTCGAATATCGGCAGCGGATATGTCTTGTCTCCCTCGTTTGAAAAGTAATACACCTGCCCCTTGTAATGTGCCCAGCCTCCCACACTATCCACCTGCTGCTGTATTACTGCGGGGTTCGGATTATACAAGTGTATGAAATCTATATCCGTCTTCCGCCACTTACGGAGCTGAGTAAATTCACGGCACCAGTCCCAATGTATTGCTACTTTGTCAAACCTGCCGTCATCGTCCATCGCCTCGAACCTCACGTGCTCGAACGGAATGTACTGTACCTCTGTTATCCGATAGTTCGCATTGTAGTTCGTATGAAGACAAAAACCCCCGAATTTCGCCAAGTCCGGGCTAATCTGCGACAGCATATAATCTGCCGTCTGTCCTTTACGGTTCACTATCTCCCCGAAAAAGACCTTATCGACAAACCCTCTGCCCTGTATAAACTTCCGATAGTTATTCAGACACGACATACCTGTCGCCGACTTGCGTACGATATGGTCTACCTTCTGCGGATAATCATTATTATCCCCAAAGGTCTGTATGCCGAGCGACTTGTCGTTGCGGCTCTCGTATGGCTTTTCGGTCTTTAAGGTCTTTATCTTCATATTACTACATCTTTATATCAAAGTGACTTGCCCGCCTCTTTGAGACACTCTCTTATCTCTTTGTTTGTGAGGTTCTTGCCACCAAAATCAACTCCTTTGAACTTCTCAATGAGTTTGTTTTTCGACATTCCTCCTTTCAGGTCTTCCGTCATCTCATCGATGATTGCTCGATATTTTTCTGGGTCAAACACCTCCGTGTTTACCTTCCCTTTACACATCATATCAGGGTCGAAAGCCTCTACCTGCTCCTTCCAGTCTGTCGGCAGTTCTTCAAAGTACTCCTCGCAATACGGGTTCGTTTTCAAATGATACAGTGCCAGCTCATCGCTGATATTAGCCTGTGTCATTGCTTTCGATACGTCCCCGTTTACTGCGTCGAGTAGCAACTTGCCACCTCTCAACTTAAATTTACATTCCTCTTTTTGCATTGCTCTTTCTATGTTTAGTGTTAATAATTCAAATAGAGCGTCCGAGTAGCAGTTCGTGCACCCCCTCACCTCACGCCCCAAGTAGTGCCGTGCAAGCTCCGATATTTCACGTTGCAGCTCGCCGTCTTGTTGCACTCTTTCGTGGAGGCTTCGCCCGTCGTTGAATAGCGGACGTAGTGCCTGTATCGCTCTCAAACGCTCTATCATTATAATAAAATACTATGCAGTCAAAAGTCCTTCCAACATAGTTTCGGTATCTGCTACCGAAGTCTTGAATACCGATTTAGGCAACGAGCCTTCTTGCGTACCTTCGGGCGAACTCAACGTAAGCGTATACACTACGCTGTCGGCAAATTCCAACGTGTTGGCACTCTCCGACAATTCCAGTCCGTTGTCCCATCCGTATGCCTCGAACGTTACCTCGCCGTTGGCACCGGTAGCACGGTTCTTTATCACCGCTACTATCTTTGCCCCCGCAGCGAGCTGATTGGCGAACGTCTTCGATTCCTCTTTTTTCACGAATACGCGTAGCGTTACATTGTGTTGCCACATATTGCTGTACGTACCTTTGGCGAATGTTGCTCCTGCGTCTTTCAGCGATTTGCCGAATGTCTCGAATGCAAAGCCGAGCATCTGCACGTTGTTTTTCTTTACGAGCTTTATACCCGTTATCACGTTGTTTGCTACCGTGCTGCCCTGTCGGTCGATGTCCGAGAAGTTTAGAAGATATACCTTATCTTCCGCACCCGCCGTCTCCGTCGAGTTACACTTCGCCGCTACAAGTCCCTGTGTCAATTCCGAACAATTCATATCTTTTACTCCTTTTTTTTTAATTTGTAATTCGTAATTGATTATATTGCCACCTGCAACAGTTCGGGGTCGTACAGCTTGGCGTCAGCCTTGCCCATCAGTTCGGTTTTCACCTTGCGGCTGTCGGGGTTGTACCACATACGCATATCCTCGAACGAGTTTTCGCTGTCCACACCGAAGTTCAGATTGCTCTTTGTCGTCAGTACCGCACGGTGCGGGTTGTTCAATTTCGTGCCCGTATTTTCATACCTCTTTATCATCTCATCCCATATCGGCAACGGTACAAGTGTCATATCGTAAGCCTTCAACGTCTTTGTGCCGTTTATCAGATTCGTGTAGAGACTTTCGAGCTCTTTACCC